ATCAGAACCAGTTAGTTTATAATCCGCAGCATCAACCGCAGTACCTGTAGTAGCTTTTGTCAAAGCAAGCACCGTACCAGTTACACGCCCAGTAATGAGCCATGAACCAGCAGGAATAGTGAAAACATTCGCAGCTCGAGTAATACCAACATTACTCCAAGCATACGAAACAGAAGCATCACCAAAAATTGCCGCCTGTGACATCGTGCCACCACCAGTCAACTTATAACCATAACCAGTTGAAGGAGTTTGTTCCAATTGTGGAATATAAAATTCAACATCATAATCCAAATAAATGTTGCCGCACGCAGTGCTACTAGTAATAGCAGATGCAGCTAACACAACAAGTCGACCCTGATTCGTCCAACGAGGATCAGAACCATCAGAATCAACATACAAGTCAGTAAGTGGATCAACATCTTTGATCTCCCAAAAAGTCTTGTCCCAAACTCGAACAGGCTTCTCACCATAGTGGGCCGCAGCACGTTGCAAATTTTGGGCACCAGAAATTCCAGTAGGATCATCATAAGTATCATAATCCACATAACCAATCAATTGACCAGCCGTGGTGGTAGGGCACACAGCCTCATACCGGAACTTACAACTACGAAACTTGTAACGCTCCCACAACTTTGAAACCGTTGCTAACCGAGATACACCAAGTACCGCAGGATTAACAACAGCAGTGTAAAGAACATCACCAGCAGCAGCAGCAGTTCCACCAATAGTTACTGACGTCAAGAAATCAGTGCCTTTAAAGCGACACATGTGCCCATCACGAGCAGTCATGGAACGCATTGGGCGCATAACATTACTTGAACGAGAAGCAACACCAATAGAACCAACAGCCATAGCGTTAGATCGTTTACCCTTTCTAGCACGACGCTTACGTGCAGGACGGGTAGCTTTTTGCCCAGCAACGGGACGTTGGGTACCCTTTCGGGCACTCTTAGTTTTCTTTGAGCGTTTCGTCGCCATCGAAATTTTTATCCGGATCCGCGGGTTTGAGACCACTCTCAAATAAAAATTCCTGACAAAAACCAGTATAATCACCAAATGGTTTTAACTGGGACGACTCTAAACCAAGATACAACGAATGAATCTCCGAATCAGTGCGAAAGACTGTTTGGACTTGATCGAATGTAAAATCCAATCCCTTCTTTGCCTTAGGGGCTCTCAACTCGACATCATAGGTCAATAACAACCACTTAATGTACTCGGAAAGCAACACACGGCATTCAGGAATATAATAGGACTCAATTCGAAGGGCATATGCGCGCAACAAACTCATACGAGGATTTGTTAAGCAACGACCACCCCAAGCAAGAGCACAAAACACCTTCTCCTTTTCAGGCACAGGCACAATAACGGAGCCGACATGACCAAATTGCATGCTCAAAAATGAACACTGAGACAACAGCCGGGGCTCATAGGTGTCAGCATGAGTACTGACTCCTACATCCGACCACTCTTTAGACACTGATGTAGCATTGAACCAGCCAACGACATCATTAGAACATGTCCACGTATTGTCATCACCATTCAGAGCAGCTTCAACCTCCTGAACAAAGTCACTGTAAACAGGGCGATCCTCATCCAAGCACCTAGAAGCAAATCTATTACTAGCCTTTGCCTTACGCCACAACACTATCCAAGCATATGCCATAAGTCGAAACAGAATAACTGTATTATCAACAATGGTATTGCTGGATCCGGAAGGGTTCCCAGTGCATTTTGTAACAAGATCACCATCAGAACACACCATTATAGAATCCACAATCTCAACATATAATGCTTCAAGACGTGTACGATTTTCTGGGGTCTTTTCTGAATCAGCAAACATAGCCCAACGGAAGTCTACCATACCGAACATCGCTTCGCGAAACAGGGACGCATCATAAGCGCTCTCATCTAGTTCGAAGGCATTCGGATGTTTGGAAAGTCGATGGAATAACGAATTCCAACCGCGCCGGAACTTAGAACCACCAACAAAAGACCAAGTCTTATTATTGGAACGATAAAACGAATTGTTCATATCCCAGCAACAACGCATGCAACACTCAACGTGTTCAAGTGGGGCACCAGTGAACGTCCGCAACTTTGGAGGGGTAGCGTCAAGCTTTTCAGCTGAACGCAACTCATCTTTTACATTGCTACACCAGATAACTGGGCAGCGCAAACCAGAAGCAAGACGTCGCCAATAGTCAACCACATACTTTTGATACACAGGAGAGTTTAACACGCCAGATTTTGAACGTGAAACTGTGTTCCACGGATAACCGGGAGAAGTTTGCTTATCCATTTCTAGACAAGCCATCTCAGAATCGATCACCCTGGAACCAGAAAGATAAGGCGCAAAGTGGGAAATAGTCCACTCACCAGCTAAACGCCATGAATACAAATCAAGCAAAGGTTGAGCTTTATCATACTTCGCGATGCTCTTATACCCAGAGGCATGACTACAAATCGTTCGACGATATTGCGGCCAAAGAGACTGAGGTACGGCACCTAACTTAAGCTGACAAAACTCTTGAAAGAACGGACACAACCCAACTGAAGTAGCGTATCGGACACGACGAGAACAACGGCCAAGCCATTGCATTTCTCGCAAATTGCCACACTGCTCCTGAAAAGTAGCGCTCGGTCCCCCCCGTATAGAGATAAAACCAGTAGGATACTGGCCCAGTACGACCTTAAGGTCATACTGTTTCTCTATGCGAGGGACGGACGAAAAACCTCAGCACCATTCAAGATGTCCATGAGATTCTTCGAAATAGGAATAAAACCATTGCCAGATGGGGCACCAAAAATATGGAAACCAACCAAATGTACTGCATTATCCTTCACAGCCCACACGCCGCCACCACAATCGCCCTCTTGAGAGCTAGCAGTGTAAGTGACAGCACCACCTGAAGAAACAGTGCAACGACCCTGCGACACACTAAGTGTAGTAGCATCACGGGCATCATAAGCAACCAAATAAACTTCTTCATTTTCGGGATCACGAGTAATAGCCTTACGAGTCGGAACAAAGGCACCAGATTTAGGACGCACCGCAACAAGATCTTCAGCAACACGACGCAATGAGCAGTCAGTGAGCTTCAAAACCTTGCCCGCGATCCGAATCTCGGCACCAGGTTGACCCTTAGCTTTCTCATACCAATGAAAAGGTACAAGAAAATCTTGACCCACAAAAGAAGCATTTGACCAATAAGTCATATTATCCTCAGTATTATCAACTTGAGCAATACCAGTTACAGCTTGAGGGGCCTCAAGGCGCAGCTTGAATCTACCATTTGCCATTTCCGTTTTCACAAACTTCTTCGGACACAAAAATGGACAATCAGCACTCTTACAAGCATTACCTTTAGGGCACTTTTGTTTAGCAATTAAAGCCAAACCCTCAGCATCACTGTATGCATGAGAATAACCACAATTTTTCTTATGGCACTTCTTATACAAATAATGGAGGTGACAAGGAGCTTTAAGTTTGGTTACTTTCGCAACCACAACCGGCTCTTTTGCCTCCTTAGAATCTATAATATCAACGTGTTTGGCTTCAGCTTGGATGCTAGCTTGTATAGGCATAGCACCAATAACTCTTACGCCATTTTCTTCAACCCATTCATCACGGGCTTTATGCTTGCGTTGACGACGAGGTACTTCTGGCTCATCACCATCAACCTCATCAGAATCATCACTAGGTTCCTGGAAATCCTGAGCAACATCACGTGTAACATCATAGGTTTTCCAACCCCCATTCTTTGTACGAATCTTCAAAGCAACAGATTGCCAATTAACATCAGCAGCAGAATTGAGATATCTTGCAACATCATCTGCAAGTTCATTTGCAGAGTGACCATTAACATCATACTTATGTCCATGACCATCATCAACCTGTAGAACTGATCCATCAACAATCATTTCAAGTCCTTTAGAGTAGATTCCCTTCCAATACTTATTCACCCGATGATTCGAGTGCTTATTAGAATTTCGGGACTTCTTACCCTTGTGACCTTCTTTTACCTTTCCATGGTATTTTGACCAAAGCGCATAAATCCCAATCAGCACAATCACAAGAACAAAAGCCCATTTCAATTTAGACTTATGTATTTCCATGAAATCAAGTGCATGATGAGCTTCAACATCAGCTTTATCATATAAACCATGTAATCCATCCCAAGCTTGCTTAGCAGTCGTAGAGGCATGGCGCTTATAATAAGCCATATTGCAACGAGACCAATGGGCAAAATCTTTCGATTTATCACCCGTTTTCTTCTCCTCACAAAATAATTTACCATTAGCATCCCTTTCATCACCATCATAACAACATTGCATTTTAGCATCAATAGGAATAGGAAGTGTGCTAGGACAAGCATGAGTGCTCACAACACGAGCATGAGTACTCACTACATCCATAGCAGCACTAGAAAGATTATCACAACTCTGTGAGCGCACCAAACTGGTACTACTCGCAGA